CTTGGTGCAGAGAAGGTGACTATGTATGTTACCAGAAACTTTCAGGGACCAAGTTTGTTTACAAAGGCGTAAAGCTTCTACTTCTTTTTGACGATCAGATCCTGATGAAAATCAGTGACCCAGAAGATCTAGACACTACCCTTGTATTAGGTAATTAAATATGTTACTAATTAAATTATGCGTAATCTTAGTCGTCGCAAACTATGGAGCTAGTAAAAATGTCTGAAGAACAAGCAGTAGAAGCAAAAGAAAACGTAGCCGAAGAACTTACTGAGTGGAGCGAGATAGATATCTCTCCTACTCCTACCAAGGAAAAGGTAGAGTTTGAAGTAGAAGGTGAAGAAGAAAAACCTGAACCAGTAGAAACAGCACCAACACCTGATAAAGATGTTCCAGAGTTAGAAGGCATAGAAACAAAAGGTGCTGAGAAACGTATACGGCAGCTTGTTCAGCAGAAAAATGAACAGGCTAATCTTCTTGCCCAAGCTGAACAAGAGAAGCAAGCTCTTTTAAAACAGCTGAACGACAGAGACAAGTATACTGTAGAGAGTAGTAAGTCTAACACAGAGACCAGCGAGAAGCTTCTACAGCAACAGATTGAGATGGCTAAGAAAGCATACCTTGACGCTTATGACCTAGGCGAAAAGGAGAAGATGCTAGAAGCACAAGAACTAATGAGCAAGGGTCAAGTAGACCTTTCAACACTAAGTCAGCAGCGACAGGCTATTGAACAGTACGAGGCGCAGCTGGCACAGAGAGAGCAGGTACAGGCACAACAACCACAAGCACAACCACAGCAGCAGCAAGCACAACAGTACGATGAACTTGCAGTTGAGTGGAGCCAGAAGCCTGAAAATTCTTGGTTCAACCAAGACCAGATTATGACAGTGGCGGCACTCACAATTGATGCCACACTAAAACAAGAAGGTTATGATTCTTCTACTCCAGAGTTTTACCAAGAGGTAGACCGGAGAATGAAGACAGAGTTTCCGCACAAGTTTAGCGGAGAGAAGAGTGCAGCGGTAGGATCACAGCCTACACAACAGGTGGTAGCAGGACAGTCGCGCAGTTCTACCACTGGAAGTAAAGGTAAGGTTAAGCTTACTCAAGAAGACGTAAGACTAGCTCAGAAGTGGAATATTCCTCTTGAGAAATATGCCGCTGAGAAGGCACGGGCAGATCGTGCAGCTGGTGAATATGTTCCAATTGCTTAACCACATTGCGCGTAACAAAAGAAGAAGGAGCGTTTAAAGATGAGTAAAACAAGTAGTAGAGCAACACAAACAAGGGAAACCGCTACTAAAGAGTACACATACCAAGAACCTAATTTCTTAGATGTTCCCGACCCTGTTGTAGACAGATTCGCCAATGAAGACATGGTTCTCCGTTGGATACGCATCTCCCTCAAAGGCGATGATGACTACAAGAACGTAGGTAACAAAATGACTCAAGGTTGGGTATTTGTAACTCCTGAAGAAGTTCCTGAGATGTTACACTCTTCAACTGTTTTAGACACGGGACGCTATACCGATTGCGTTGTACGGGGGGATGTCGCTCTAGCCAAAATGCCCCGTGGAAAGTCAGTCGCCAGAAATGATTATTACGAAGGTAAAGCAAACGATTTAATGGAGGCTGTAAATCAGCAACTAATGTCTGCTTCTACCTCGAAAATGCCCATTTCAAATAATAGCACTTCAACTGTAACCAAGGGTAGAATGCCACAGTTTCAGGCTTAAAACGCCTACCACTTATTCTACTCATCTTTAAAAGGAGAATGTAGTATGACAGCTACGAAAGCCCTAAACGGTTTCACTCCTTCGCGTAGATACTCTGCTGGTGCTAACACACTGCAGACAAGAAACTATCGGATTGCATCTGGCACTGCGTCAAACATCTTCACGGGTGATTTGGTGCACCTCAATTTAGGTAATGTGTCAGTACTAGGTGCAGTCGATGGATCAGAAGTTCCTATCGGAGTCTTCATGGGTTGCTACTTTGAAGCAGACGGTGCGCCGACGTTTAGTAAACATTGGCCAGCTAATACTTCTGCTAGTAACGCCTACGCGATTGTTTGTGATGATCCGCAAGCTACTTTTGAACTACAAGCTGATACTAGCTGCACGATTGGTGATATCATGCAGACTAACTTTGAAGTGACTGCTGGTGCGGGTTCTACCTTCACTGGTCGTTCTGGTATGGGTCTAGACGTTGCTTCCAGAACTTCTGGTACAGCAGCGTTGGTACGCATCATCGACTTTGTTGATACCCCCGGTAACGACATTGACGTTTCGGCAGAGCGTGCCTTCCCAATCTGCGAAGTTCAACTTATCCAACACCAGCTGACTCGCGTGTCTTCTGGTAATCCAACCTAACCCGAAAGGAGCTTAGACAATGGCTGCTATAAACAGAGCTAGTATTGCCAAGCAGCTTCTACCGGGACTTAATGCTGTCTTTGGCATTGAGTATGGAGAAGTTGCTGATGAATACAGTGTTCTTTATGAAGTAGAGAACTCTGACCGTGCATTTGAAGAAGAGGTTCTCTTCACTGGATTTGGCGAGGCACCTGTCAAGGGTGAGGGCGCTGCTGTTCAGTATGACGATGCACAAGAAAGCTTCACAGCCAGATATACGGCTGAAACCATAGCACTTGCCTTCTCAGTTACGGAAGAGGCAATGGAAGACAATCTCTATGACACGTTTGCCAAGCTGCGTGCCAGAGGGCTTGCTCGTTCCATGGCAAGTACAAAGCAGACTAAAGCTGCTCAGACGTTTAACCAAGGCTTTAACACAGCGATCACTGGTGGCGATGGACAACCAATGTTCAGTGCCAGTCATCCAACGGTTGGCGATGGGAACCAGAGCAACTTGATTGGATCAGCTGGAACGGTTGATCTTTCAGAAGCTGCTTTAGAAACTGCTTTGATCAGTATTCAGACGTTGAAAGACGATAGAGGCATTCTGGTCGGTGGTGGTGCAGTATCCCTGCACGTTGCACCGAGCAACCAGTTCACGGCAGACCGTGTGCTGAATAGCCCTTATCAACCTAACACGGCTGATAACAACATCAACGCCATTAACCACCAGGGTATGATCCCGCAAGGTTATTCGGTGAATAAGCGTTTCAGTGACCCGGATGCGTTCTTTATCAAAACCGATGTTCCTAACGGAGCAAAGATGTTTGTAAGAGCGCCTCTTGCCACGAAGATGGAGCCTGACTTCGACACGGGTAATCTCCGTTTCAAAGCCAGAGAACGCTACAGCTTCGGTTGGTCTGACTGGAGAGGTTACTTCGGTTCGCAAGGAGCCTAAGTATTTTATAGTGGAGGGGCTGAGATATGCCTCTCCACTTCTTTTTCAACATATTTGAATGGCACTTAGGGTGCTGGTCTTAGAAAGGACTGTTCATTATGTCTACACATTTTCCAAACGGTGTCACAAACGTAACCAAAGAGTCTACGTTTGGTGACTTAAAAGAAATGGTCCCGAACAAGTACACCACGTTCTGGGCAGACTTTGTAACCCCTGCTGATTTAGGTTCACCTTCTGTTAATGCAGCAGCTGTTTCCTGTAATATGTGGGATATTACTAAAGTAGACAGTGGTGGAGATAATGGTTCTATTGTTTCTGTTACAGATGGCGCAGGAGGTCTTCTCACAATTACCACTGATGACGCAGAGAATGACGGGGTTGCCCTTCAATCAAAAGTAGAACCTTTTAACATTGACGAAAGCAAAGAAACTTTCTTTGAAACACGTCTCAAGGTAGGTGACCCCACGCAAACGGATTGGCTCTGTGGTCTTGCAATTAAGGATACGACTCCTTTTGCTGGTCTCTCAGATTCTATTACGTTTAAGTGTGACGACGGTAGTACGGCTATTCGTCTGGTTTCTGAAACAAATATGTCAGGTTCAATTGTTTCGGCCTCTGTCACGGCAGTTGCTTCCATGTCTGATGATACCTTTGTAAAACTAGGCTATCACTTTGATGGTTTTAGTAACATCAAGGTCTATGCTGACGATGTTCATGTTGGTACCGTTAGTGTGGTATCAGGTACTAATGTTGTCACTGACGAAGATATGGCTCCTATTGTTGCGATACTCACAGGTGAAGCAGCTGCTAATACAATAGTGGTTGACTATATCGCTGCAATGCAAGAGAAGTAATAAGCTGAACCTTGGAAAACCAACAGCTTTGATTTATAATGGGGGAGGATCAGGAGAAGGTTCTCCCCTTTCTTTTAGGAGAAGAATAAATGACAACCACACTTAAAATTGCACAGGTAGAAGGTGGGGCAGGTGGTAACGGTCTTATGGTAGATACAGTTGCCAGTGTAACTTTGGCAGATACCAGAATTAGACTTTACACTTACGCTGTCACTGTCGCCGCTGAAATTGTAATTGCAGATGAGAATGGCCCTGTGATCAAACAACCTGTTTTAACCACGAACACAGGAGATAATGTTTACATAGGAGATGATGGGGTAAGGTGCAAAGGTAATGTTTCTGTTGCTGGTATCAGTGACGGTGGTAAAATTTACGTTTACTATGGCTAACCCAGATGGACTTTAATTCTCTTGTCAGCGCAGTTGTAGAAACTACTGAGAACGATGGCTCAGAGTTTCTAGGTGCTCTTCCTAATATGATACAGAGAGCACAGGATAAGATGATGAATGACCTAGATGATCAAGGTCTTGTCGCTTATAGTAGTGTAGCTGTATCTGCTGGTACTGCAGAGGTATCTGTTCCAACTGGTGGAGAGATTATTAAAACATTTTCTATCGAAGTAAGCGGAGCCAGAACTCAGTTAAAGCATAGACCCTATGAGTACCTTTTAGATTATTGGCCAGTTTCAGCTTCGACAGCTACTCCCAGATACTATGGATTTAAAACAAATACAGAGATCAGAGTAGCTCCTACACCTTCTGCCACGGTAGACTCGCAGATAGGTTTCATTGCACAAATCACAACCATTACCTCTGCAAGTCCTACCAATTACTTCACCACTCACTGTGAGAACGCACTGTTCTTTGCCACCATGGTAGAGGCTTCTCTCTTTATGAAAAGCTTTAACACTACTCAGGCATGGCAGCAGGAATACGCAGGTGAGATAGAGCGGTTAAGAAACAGAGCCAGAAGAAGCAGACAAGATGATATGCAAACAAACTTCAGCCCTGCTGGAGGACCTAATACACTGATTAAAGGGAGCGATTAACTATGGCAAAGAAAGCAAAGAAAAAAACATCAGAGCAGTTCTATCCTATTCCTGATAAGAACCCGCCCACCGCTACAAAAAGATTAGCAGAGATCAACGGTAAACCAACAGGCCAAGGTTTTGGCGCAGCAAGAAAGGGACCTAGCGTTGTCGGATAAAAATTGTCAAAATCCTCAGTGCAGCTGTACTGGTTGCGAGGATTGTTCTTGTTCTGAGCCTTGTAATACGGAGACTTGTGATTGTAGAAATGTTACAGAAGAGTGAGTACTCCCCCCATGGACATGAATTTTATGCAAGCGATTTCAGATTATGGTCTAGCAATTGTTGGTTGCGTTGGGGCTGGCGTTGCTGCGTGGAAACTTTTACACTTTTTACTGAAAGATGTTATCATTAGTCTGAAGAAACAAGATTCTATTATCATAGATTTAATTGATAAAACTTCTAGGCTAGAAATTATAATTCAAAGAATGGATTCAAAGTTAGATACCTTGTTACAGAAACGCTCTAGTCCTTTGCTTAAAGGAGACAGAGACAAATCAGAGGATACTTACTAATGACTGACAAACCTTCTCAAGCTGATGTTAATGATGCAATAGCTGTTTATCGGGATAAAACTACTAATCCTAAAGAAAAAAAAGCAATGAATAAAATTCTTAAAAACGCTTCTTCTGTACAGATTGACAAAGCTGAAAACTTTTTAAACAAAGCTGAAAAAGGAATGAAGAAGGGTGGTCCTATCAAGTACGCTGTAGGTGGTCCTGTGAAACCAGCGTGGATGAGAAATAGATAAGGAACTATTATGGCAGTTGCAACAACATCAGACTTTGACACTACCTTCTTTATAGACGAGGTAATAGAAGAAGCCTATGCTATGATAGGTGGGCAAGCTGAACTGGCCAACGATGCGATAACTGCACGAAGATCTCTTAATCTTCTTCTCACTGACTGGCAGAACAGAGGAGTCCTTCTCTGGGGAACAGACCTTGCAACAACAACTCTTGTTGCTGGTACGTCTACTTACACACTAGACGCAGATACCATAGATGTTCTCTCTGGTTACATTCGGTTAAGTTCTAACTCCACTGATTTTCAAATGACACGCATAGGCTACGAAGAATACGAGGGCATCACAAACAAAGCCACCAGCGGTAGACCTACACAGTTTGCAACTCTGAAAGGTAGAGATAATGTCACAGTACATTTCTTTCCCACACCAGATACAGCAGATACTTATATCTTTAGAAACTATAGAATGAAACGTCTAAAGGATGTTACCAAGAGTGCGCTTCAGAATGCAGACATTCCTTTCCGCTTTCTCCCTGCACTCACCTGTGGTCTTGCCTACTACCTTAGTTATAAAAGACCTGCAGTTCCTACAGAACGTATAACAATGCTTAAAGAAAAATATGAATCTTTGCTTAGTACTGCGCTAGAGTCAGATAAAGAAAGAGTGAACCTCTTCATAACCCCACAGCTACAGGTAGTATAAAATG